CCCCACCCCAAAACTCGTCTCCGGGGCTATTATAGCACGGCAGGCAACGGAAAAGCAATAGGAGGGTTTTATCATGGTGGATTCGGCGAAAGGGAAAGCGGAGGACGTGCGGGCCGGGTTTGATACGCTGCGGGTTCTCGTGGACGCGGTGGACACCCAGTTGGGATTTTTCATCCGGGAGAAGGGGATGTTCGGCCCTTACCGTGAGCTTATCCGGTCTCATGCGCTGGATATCCAGACCATGCTCGGTGTGATTCTTCATGAGGTCTGTGACATGGAGAAGGAGCAGGGCGAGCTGGTGCGAATGCTTATACATCAGAGGACAGAAACAGAAGAGGACACATAACCCATGGAAGCCGGCGGAGGAGGCCGGAGATTATGAAGGAAATGCAGATTTTTGAGAACCAGGAGTTTGGGGCGGTGCGCACCGTCGAACTCGACGGGGAGCCCTGGCTGGTGGGCAAGGATGTGGCCCAGGCGCTGGGGTACAGCGATACTGACCAGGCGCTTAGAAAGCATGTTGACGAAGAGGACAAAAAAATTCTAACCCGTCAAAACGACGGGTTAGCCGGGGGGTCGGGAAACGCGACCTTTGATATTCCAAACCGGGGTATGACCATCATCAACGAGAGCGGCCTGTATTCCCTGGTGCTGTCCAGCAAGCTGCCGGGGGCGAAGAAGTTCCGGCGGTGGGTGACGGCAGAGGTGCTGCCCGCCATCCGGAAGCACGGGGTGTACATGACGCCCCACACACTGGAACAGGCGCTTTTAAGCCCGGACTTCCTGCTGCGGCTGGCCCAGCGGCTGAAGGAGGAGCAGGAGGGGCGCAGGGCGGCGGAGCG